GTCGGCTGCAGTGGGGAAGTGGGGGGACTCGCGGCGGTACTGCTGGACGGACTTTTCAACAACGTCGGGCGAGAACTCCGCGAGGTCTTCGGCCCAATCCGCGGCCAGAATCTGCAACTGAGCAGGCGTCCTACCTGCCTGCGGGTAGTGCAGCGCCAGATTGACCAGCAGTTGAAGCGTAAAGTCCGGGTTGTGCATGTTGAGCCCTCCTTGCCTGTAAAAGCATTTTCGCCATGTCGTCGTTATCCTGCACCCGCTGCTGTGCTACGGTAGCCGCCCGGGGCCGCGCCTGATTGCCGTTGCCGTCCTGTTCAGTGGGTTCGGGAGGTTTTCGCAGCCAGTATTCCCGCTTGAGGAAATTCGCCGCCGTGGGGATGGATCTGCCGCCCTGCCGCTTCCATGCCTCGGAGTCCTCCCACTGGCCCAGAGCGTCGAGGATGCGCGGCAACCCGGGAAGGGCACGGTTGGACTCAAGGGCCATCCATTCGCCCGCGGCTTCGTTCCTGCTTCCCCGGTGCTGTTCCGGGAACGCCTCGAAGAACTCGTCAAACGCCACCGAAGGCTGACGGGAAGGCACGGCTTCCGGCTCTGGTTTTTCCGTCGAGCGTTCAACGCGCGCGCACGCGTTAAACACACGCTCTGTATTTATTCTTTCTTTCTTACCTTCTTTGATAGTGTCCACTGGTCGACCATCGGTTGACCGTTGGTTGACCATCGGTTGACCACAGTCGTTTTCTACACCTTGATAACTCTGCCAATTTGTTATCGTTATAAGTGTATATCGGTTGTTCATGTTTGAGCGTGTCAGGAAGCCGTCAAGCTCAAGATTCCGCAACATGCGAACAACCGATGTTCTGGGTATATCCAGCTCGTCAGCAAGACACTCCCCGCTGAACGCCAGCTGACCGGGAAGGATTTCCTGCCCATGGAAAAAACCGCGCTTCCAGTTCGCTTTTTCGAGAAGTGAGATCATAAGGCCGCGATACAGCACGCCCCGGCTCCACGACTTCGAGTCCTCAATCTTGCGATAGATTTTGAAAAAACCGCGTTCCATATCACACCTTTCCCTTGACGGAACGGCATATTAACGAGATACTCCATTTAGTCCTTTGATGTATCCGCATCATATTCCCCTTCGTTTGGCCCCTGTTCCCGCAGAGGGCCTTTTCTTTTGCCTCAAGCTCTACCTTCATCATGTCCTGCCTCTTCTCACAGTACAGGCGGCAGAAGTTCACGTCTTTGACGTAGCCGTTTCTCGTGAACCACGGCGGCACCCTGTACTCTTTCGACCAGTCAGCAAAGCACAGGACGCGCCGCCCGTGAAGGCAGGGCCCCGGCCCTACCAGTCCCATTCCATACCCCCGGATCTTCTTCCGTGGAATTCGTATGAGGGAAGCCCCTCAGCGTCGGAACTTTTACGCAGCTTCTCCCAGCATTCAGGGCACCTGTAATCAGTGATCCACCGCCCGCAGCTCTTGCCAGCAACCCCTGCGCACAGGTGCTTGCCCTCGCGGGGGTCTGCCTTGTCCGCGCTTTTTTTTGCGAGATACGCCTCCCGGCTCAAGCCGCTTTGCGCTGCGCTGGCGCAGATGCGGGAGCAAAAACGTGGGTTGTTGCGATTGAAGGGAGTGAACTCCTTCCCGCAGCACTCGCACTTGGCCTCCTTTTTCTGAGTGGCGGCAAGCTGGCACTCCTTCGAGCAGTACTTTGCCGAATGCTCGCGGCTGGGAGCCACCTCAAACATCCGACCGCACTGTTGGCAAATCAGGATCGGCATTCTCCTTTCCTCCCTTCATGCTGCACAGCCGTCTCCGTTTCCATCAGGTCGATGATCAGGGCCCCCAACAGCTTTGCCCGCACCTTCTGCGGCGCATTTCTACGTATGGCCCTTTGCAGGTCTGCAAGACGCTCCACATCATCGAGCTGTTCGCCTTCCACGCCCTTGTCAGGTTCCGCACACATCGGAAGAAGCGAAAATCCGAGATCCGCCGCAAGAAGCTGGAGGGCCGACACGTCGCCCGTCTGATGCATGATGAACGCGGCCTGTTCCAGCCCGAGCTTGACGGAAGTGCGGTCGGCGTAGGGATTGAGGACATTGCCGAGACTCGACGGAGCCATATCCATTTCCGCCGCCATTGCCCGGACGCCGCCGGGATACTTCTTCACCGCCGTCTGTACGGCTTCGATAACGTGTTCAAGTGTGGGGATTGTCATCATTTCACCGTTCATCCTGTTTGTGTGCCGCCCTATTCTGGAGGGCATGGAACTTATTCACCTGCTCATCACCCGACGCGGCCCCGGGTGGCGCGTCCGCATCCTGTCCGGCGGCACCATCCGCTGGAAGTGCTACCGCGCCGAGGACTACCCCACGCCAGAAGCCGTGGCCCGGCGGTGCGCGGAGGGGCTAGTCTCTGGGCATGAAAACGACAAGCATGACGAGCCCCACGGCAACGGCGAGGAAAAAGTTATTCAGCATGGCTCACCTCTTCGGGTTCGGTGGGAGTGCTGGGGGCGGCTGTAAGCCGCTCTTCATTTCTAACTAAAAAGTCCAGCAATTTATCATAGGCGCTCTGTCGCCTTTTTGGAGCAGACAAGAGCCGACACAAGGTAACGGGATGGATGCCTACGGCTTTGGCAAGGGCTACTTGCGTCCATCCTCTCTTCTTCATCAGTTCTTTTGCAGCGTATTCAATATTCATGTGGAAATATTAGCTCATTCGCTATTCAATGGTCAAGCGAATTTGCAAATTAAAAAATTGCTTTTATTAGCGCGTATGCTAATGGTGTAACTATGGGTAAAACAGACTGGATTATCAGATTTTTCGAGTCCAAGATAGGACACGGCAAGGAATTCGCCACACGCGTTGATATGGCGAGGTTTCTCGGTTTGTCTCCAACGCAACAGACCAAATTATTCAACTTTCTGAAAGGCTCAGACACGCAATACAAGGCTGTCCTGGACTGGTTTGAACGACTTGGGGGTAAGTTCGAATCGGAGACTACACCTTCTAAAGACGTCTGCTTCATTGATGCGCGTGTGGCTCCCGCAGGCGACGCACTCCCCCCTCCCCCGGATGAAGACTATCTTGCCGTTCCCCTTGTGGAAGAAGTCGGCGCGGGGCCCGGCATCATTCCGCAAAATGAACTCATCTCGTGGTTCCTCGTCTGGCGCCACCAGAGGGCCATCCAACACAAGCGTGATCTCATTGCCGTCATGCTGGGGAAACACTCAACTTCGATGGTTCCCACGCTCAAACCGCAGGACATTGTGCTGGTGGACAGGCAGGACAAGGACGTGATGAACTTCAAGGGTAGGATCATGCTTGTCCTCGATCCCGCCGACGGCAGCGGAAAGATCAAGCGCGTGGCAGCGGAAAACCAGCCGAAGAAAAAGGATTATCGCATCACCTACTATTCGGATAACGCCGCCGAGAATCCCCCCGAGGTCTACAGCCTGATGGAAGACTTCGATGGCGACTGGAACAAGTCCATCGTCGGGCGCGTCGTTTGGGCGTGGAGCGACGTAAGCTGCAAATAGATCCCCATTCTGACAAGGATTTTGATAGACATATCTAAACGTATCTTATGCATAAGTCGGCAGAACTCTTCATATTAACGTCAGCCAAAGGGAAGGCATGGGAGCATGTTGACGAAATGCTGAGCCTGTTCTCTTCGGCTGAGGCATTGCATGACGCTCTCATGAAACTGGAACAAAAGGGGCTGATTCGGGACTATGCTTTTCGCGGTGTCGACGGACATGTTTCCGTCAATCATGCGTTCACATTGACACCCGCAGGATATACGCGCCTAGCCATGCTCCAAACCCCAGTATGGCGACGCGCCATAAAAGCCATCCCGCGCCTTTTGCGCGATGCTCTGGGGAAAGGGGCGAGTTCATGGATGCAAGGCGTTGTTCTAGCCGCTCTGTCAGCCTTAGGAGCTTTTCTTCTGTCTCGGATCTGAGAGAGGACGTCAGTAGCATATTATTTGCCGGTTGCGCCCCGTGTGTCCGCACCCAAGGCGTGACCCCTTCCATGATGTAGACATGGCCGAGGGTGAAAAACCTGCACTCGTCTAAAGAGAATCCTGTCAAGTTCACGTTCGTTTTAGGCTTGACGAAACGGGCGGCCCCAGCCTTTCCCATATCCATATAAAAGGCTGGCCCGCAGTCGGCGGAAGTGAGGACATAGAAACCGCCCTCACCGTATTTAGCTGTCCACATCGCTATAATAGGCAAGCCGTTCGCTACGATATCTTCCATCCTTCCTCCGGCCCCTCC